AGCTGGTAGTTCGGATGCATTATAATAAACTAAGTCACCAGTTTCAAATCCGTGCTTTTCAATAGTGAACTTTGAGCTAGAAATTCCAACAGCAGCAGAAGTAAATCCTACTGGATCAATAATAATATTTTGAATATCTTCTTGGAATTGAACTCTGATTTCAGTTGATGTTCCGATACCAACTGTTAGATTGGGTTTTACTTGTAATGTGACATCATCACCACTAACTAAACCATGTGCTGCTGATCCATTAATGGTTGCAGAAAGTCTGGCAACATCTCCAGTAACTTGTAATGGTTGTGTAGTAATTTTATATTGATAGTCATCACTACCAAACTCATGGAACGTCAATTCAGCACTATCGAGTGATGTCTTGATGCCAATTATATTTTTACCTTTATTTGTTAGATATACAGTCTGAGAGTTTGTTCCATCTTCTGGTAGAGAGAATGTAG